TGACGGGCAGATCCGCAACCTGCAGCGTCAGGTGCCGTTCGACATGGTGGTCAACGGGCAGCACATCTGCACCTGGATCGCTGATGCCGTGTATGAGCGCGTGCGACTCCATTACCCGGGATCATCCCAAAAGCAATGGGAGATCGTTGCGGAAGACAGCAAGTCGGTAATCACGCGCAAGAGGGCAGAATATTCCATCAAGCGCAAGCTGATGGCCGCCTGTCACGGCATCACGATCCAGGAGATCCTGTGACCCGCACCCGATTCGAGGCCTGGCGAGAGCAACGGCGCGTCGTCGTCGGCGACAGCTACCTCACACCTCGCGAGTACCAGGTGATCTCGATGTACATCGATGGCCTGCGCCAGGCCGAGATGCCGAACAAGCTCGCCTGCAGCGTCAAGACCATCAACGCCCACATACGCGTTGCCAGGGAGCGCGTTGGCGCCAGGACCCTTAACGAACTCATCGCCATGGTGGCGGCGAGCGATGCACTCAGAGGACGCGGCAGATCCAGTAACCGGGTTGCCGTTACAGGTACTAACGGGCCTGGAACTGCCCCGAGCCGCGTCCTCTGACCTTTCACCAACGGAGAGCAGAGTAATGGCATCACAACATATTGAATTGAGTCAAAAATGAGCGGACGAGGAGCGCCAGTTGGCAACCAGAACGCATCTCGAGCCAAGGTATGGAGAGCGGCCATTGAGCGCGCCTTGGAGCGCAGGAAGCCACTCAGAGAGCGCCTCAAGGCCATCGACGACCTTGCGGATGCGCTGCTCGACAAGGCGCTTACAGGCGACCTTGCGGCACTCCAGGAGTTCGGCAATCGGATGGACGGCAAGCCGGCTCAGTCGCTGCACGTCACGAGCGAGGATGGCTCAAGCGATTTGGTGGATGTTCTGAAGTCTCTCGCAGAGAGGTTGCCAGTCTAATGCCAATGCCACGCAAGGTAGTCGGTGAGCACGCCCAGCTATTCGCTCGAGTCTTTATGGCTCGCCAGGAGTTGCCGAGCGACAAGGAGCTGGCGCGTTTGGCTGGCGTCTCGCCTGAGACGGTACGTAATTACATGCGCGGCATTAGACAAGGGACTGTTGCTTCTAGTGAAACAACATCCGCCACAATAGCCGGCAATGTCAGCGCTGGCCATACCCTCGCACCCCGAAGCACAGAAGTGCCTGGACCGCTGGTATCGGCTGACTGATCACGATACGCAACTCTCTCTCGTCAACGACGAGGTTCGATTCAAAGTTGCGCCATGTGGTCGACGCTCAGGAAAATCTGAGCGGGCCAAGCGGTACATGGCCCGGGCCTGCATGTCAGCGCCTGACATGTACTTCATAGGCGCGCCAACCTACGACCAGGTACGGCGCATCTACTGGGAGGATATGAAGCTGCTGTGCTTCGCTCCCTTGTTCGGCCCGCGGGCTGTATCCGAGGTAGACCTCACGATTCGCTTCCCGAACGGATCGATGCTCTGCCTGATCGGCTTCGACAAACCTCAGCGCTTCGAGGGAATTCCCTGGGGCGGCGGCGTCATCGATGAGGTGGCCGATCTAAAGGCCAACGCATGGCCCGAGAACATCGGGCCGGCACTCGACACCGTCGACCCACGAAAGCCGCATCGCCGTGCATGGGCATGGCTGATCGGCGTGCCGAACGGGCTGAATCACTACTACGACCTGGCCGAGTACGCGCGCAACTCAGGGGACAGCGACTGGAAGCTCTACCACTGGAAGTCCAGCGAGATCCTGCCGGCCGACGTGATCGATGCAGCCAAGCGACGCATGAGCGCTCGGCAGTACCGCCAGGAATACGAGGCCAGCTTTGAGGGTGCGAGCGGCCGAATTTACGAGGACTACGGTGATGCGAATCTCAGCAGCGAGACCATCGGCAGTGCTGAGCGAATCCACTGGATGCACGACTTCAACTACAGCCCGCTCTCCAGCTGCATAGGCGTGCGCAGAGGCGAGTCTCTCTACTGCCTGGACGAGATCATCTTGGAGTCTGCGGTCGCACGACAGACGGCCCTGGAGTTCGTCGATCGCTACAAGGCGCACGAGAACAAGAACCTGCTGCTGTACGGCGACCCGGCTGGCAAGGCAGGCGAGAAGCACGGCCAGATCTCGAACTACACCGAAGTAGAGAAGGTGCTGCGCGAGCATGGCTGGAGCGTGCAGCGCAAGGTCAAGCCAGCGGCGCCGGCCATCCGCGACCGGCAGAACGCGGTGCGCGCCAAGCACTGCAATGCCGCAGGCCAGCGCTCGCTGTTCTGCAATCCCGTGCGCGCGCCCTACACGCACAAGGGATTTAGCACTGTGCAGATGAAGGACGGCTCGACGTTCCTCGAGGCCGAGAGCGACTACCAGCACGTCACCACCGCGGTGGGCTACTGCGTTGACTACGAGTGGCCGGTGCTGGTCGATACGAGCGTACCGCGCCCCGTTGCGCGGCCTATACCGAACGTCAATCACTACAACAAGGCGGTACGGCGGTGAGCCCGAAACAGTTTCTGGAACGCATTATTGTTGGAAAGGCAGGCGTCCTGCATGAGCCAGCCTTACCTGAAGGCCTGACGCTTCGTCGAAATGCCGAGATGGGTAACAGCCGCGAAATCCTGTTCATGGGCGAAGTTGTCTGCGAGCAATACGGCGGCGATCTGGGGATGTGGGTTTGGGCAAATGAGCCGCTGACATCCGAGAAGGCTTCGGCGTTCGACGCGGAGTACCCGGATGCCGGAAAGCTTGAGAAGCCGCTGGGCTTTGAACTGCACGACAAGAGAGCTACTAAGGCGAGCGATCCAGCCAGCTGGACGCCGGCCGATGCTGTCTACGATGCGAGCCTGCGCATGCAGGGCAAGGAGGTCACCCAGCTCGTTGTGTACTGGTGGGAGAAGCAGGAAGGCCGTGAGGTGTTGAAGTGGTCGAATGCGACCAGCGGCATTGCCGAGCACGGCTGGCTGCTGCAGAGGGCGCTCAACGCCCTGATGGAGCCGAAATGAGCAAACACAAACCAGCGGCGGCGGGACTTCAGGCGTCGACCCCTGCGGCCTACATCCTGGTCTCGCACGTCGACCACACCCTCTTCCAGGATCGCGTAACAGCGCTCATGGCCGAAGGCTGGCAGCCAATAGGCGGCGTCGCGCTCGGTGAGTACCACGAGCCCGAGAGTCGGCGGCGCATGCCTGGATATCACCAGGCGATGGTGCGGCGATGAGCATATGGATTGAGAGACTGCTGGTCCTGCTGGCCGTGCTCGCCCAGCTTGCGCTCTGGGCGCAATTCATAGTGGTTGCCAAGAAGGTTTTACGGCGATGACCGAACACATCAGCTTCGTACAGATGATCGGCGCCACTCGCTGGCTGGGCACCTACACCGTGCGCTACGACGCTGAGGGCCAGCCAATGGCTGGCACGCTGATTGAGTGGGAGCGCCTGCCGTGACCAAGCCGCAAGCCGAGACCTGGCCCGACATCCACGCGCGCGCCCTCGAGAACTTCAAAGCCTCCTGGGATGCGTGCTGGGAGGAGCGGGCGCAGTGCCTGGAGGATAGGCGCTTTATCTGCGTGCCCGGCGCTCAGTGGGAAGGCCCGCTGGAGTTGCAGTACGAGAACAAGCCGCGGCTCGAGGTCGACAAGATCGCGCTCGCGGTCACCAAGATCTGCAACGAGTACCGCAACAACCGCGTCGACGTGATGTTCGCGCCGAAAAACGGCGAGGCCGCGGACGAGCTTGCCGATGCGTGCGCGGCTCGCTACCGGGCTGATGAGGCCGACAGCTGTGCCGAGGATGCGCGCGACAACGCGTTCGATGAGGGTGTGATGGGTGGATTCGGTGCGTGGCGACTGCGCTCTCAGTACGAGGACGATGCCGACAGCGAGAACGAATACCAGTGCCTGCGCTGGGAGGCGATCTACGAGGCCGACCAGTACGTATTCTTTGACGCCAACGCGCGCCGGCACGACAAGTCGGACGCCAAGCATGCGTGCTTGCTCACTCCGATCACGCGCGCCGCATACAAGGCCGAGTACGGCGATGACCCGTCGAGCTGGCCGATACAGCGCTGGGACAGCGGTCATTTCCAGTGGTGCACGCCCGACCTCGTATTCCTCTGCGAGTACTACGAGGTCGAGCAGAAGCGAGATGTTGTCGAGGTATGGGCCAGCCAGATCTCAGGGGATGAAGAGCGGCACCTGAAGTCCAAGCTGGACGCGAGCGAGGGCGATCCTCGATACGACATGGAGGTCAAGGGGTACAAGCTCGCTCGCACCAAGAAGATCAAGCGGCCCGTCGTGCACAAGTGGCTGCTCAACGGTAATGCCGTGCTCGAGGACTGTGGACTGATCCCCGGTGAGCACATCCCGATCATCCCCTTCTATGGCAAGCGCCGCGTTGTCGATGAGGTGGAGCGCTGTACCGGCCACGTGCGCAAGTGCAAGGACTCTCAGCGGCTCAAGAACGTGCAGCTGTCCAAGCTCGCGGAGATCTCGGGCAAGTCCAGCGTCGAGAAGCCGATCATGTTCCCCGAGCAAATCGCTGGGCATGAAGTGCGCTGGTCCGAGGACAACATCAAGGACTATCCGTACCTGCTGATCAATCCGATCTACGACGCCAACGGGCAGCCGATCTACTCCGGCGCCATTGGGTTCACGAAGCCCCCGGTCATACCCGAGGCGCTCGCGGCTCTGCTGCAGATCACCGAGACCGACATCAAGGAGATCCTTGGTAACCAGGAGCAGGGTGAGTCGGTCGAGCCGAACATCTCAGGCAAGGTCATAGAGCTGGTGCAGGCGCGTCTGGACATGCAGACCAGCGGTTACATCGAAAACATGAAGAAGGCCTGCAAGCGCGCAGGCGAGGTCTGGCTATCGGCGGCGAAGGACATCTACGTCGAGGAAGGCCGCAAGCTCAAGGGCATCACCAACACCGGTGACACGGTGCCGCTGGTCGTCGGAAAGATCACGGTGAGCAAGTCCGGCAAGACCGTCGCCGAGAACGATTTCAGCAAGGCCAACTTCGAGTGCCGGGTCGATGTCGGGCCTGCCACCGCGAGCCGCAAGCAATCGGTGGTGCGCAGCATGGCCAACATCCTGCAGGTGACGCAGGACCCGCAAGACCAGCAGGTGATCACCGCCACGATGTTCGCCAACATGGAAGGCGAGGGCCTGGGAGACCTGCGCAAGTACTACCGCAAGAAGATGCTCAAGCTTGGCGTTGCACAGCCGACCGAGGCGGAGAAGGTCGAGATGGACAAGGAAGCCGAGGGCGAGAAGCCAGACGCCAACACCGAGTTCTTACAGGCCTCAGCGCGCCAGGCCGATGCCGAGGCGAAGCAGGCAACCGCCAACGTCGTCCTCAAGGTCGCGCAGGCCGGCAAGACCGAGGCGGAGAGAGTCAAGATCGAGAGCGAAACCGACCAGCAGCAGCAAAGCCAGGGACTCGAGATCATCGATCGCGTGGCCCCGAACCTGCTGCCCGGTCAGCCACAACAATCCCAGCCCCAGCCCCAGCCCACAGGAGCGTGATATGCACGCAGAGACCACGACCGACGCAGCTGCCGAGATCGAGATCGAAGCCGAGCCCATCGAGGGCGAGGAGGCCGCGGCAGAATCGGCAAAGGAAGCCGAGGCCGGCGAGCTCGTTGTAACGATCGGCGAAGAGGCCGCCGAGGCCGATCCATTCGTCGGCCAACAGGCGCCGAGTTGGGTCAAGGACCTGCGCAAGCGCGAGCGGCAGCTTGCAAAGGAGAATCAGAAGCTACGCGAGCAGGTGCAGTCCGCTGTGCCAGCATCGCAACAGCAGCTGCCCAAGGAGCCTGACCTTGAGGACTTCGACTACGACGCCGCCAAGTTCAAGGCGGCGCACCGCGAGTGGATGCAGAAGTCGAACGAGATCGAGCAGCGCAACAAGTCAGCCAAGGAGCAGGAGACAGCAGCCGAGCGCGCGTGGCAGGAGCGGCTGACCAACTACGGCACCAGCAAGGCCAAGCTGGGAGTTGCCGACTTTGATGAAGCCGAAGAGACGGTCTTTAGTGTTTTGAACAAAACACAGCAGGGAATCATTCTGCAGGGTAGCGACAAAGCAGAACTGTTGATATACGCTTTGGGTCGTAATCCCGCGAAGTTGCAAAGTCTCGCGTCGATTCAAGACCCGGTTCGCTACGCATTCGCTGTAGCCCAACTGGAGACGCAATTGAAGACGACGCGACGCCCCACCACGCAACCCGAAGGCCGTATCGAGCAGCGCTCATCCGGCAAACCTACGACTAGCGAGGCAGGGCTCGAAAAGCTTCGCGCTGAAGCCGCCAAGACCGGCGACTATTCCAAAGTCACTGCCTACAAGCAGCAGATGCGCGCAGCGAAGAAATAGCACTTCGCCCGTTGGCTTGAGCCCGTGCGAAGTATCGCAACTTCGCATAGGGCCAATAGATGTCCAACGATTTCAACAAAGAGGAACGCGTAGCCTTCGAGGATATGCTCGAAGGGTTCCAAGATGCGCTGGTTCTCAGCCGCATGGTCTCCAAGTACAACGTCGGAGCTCAGGAGAGCGAGCGATCGAGTGACACCAAGTGGCGGCCGATGCCGTACATATCGCAGTCCTTCGCCGGCCGCGACCAGACTGCCAACTTCGTTCGCAACACACAGCTTTCGGTGCCCTCGACCGTGGGCTTCGAGCGCTCCGCGCCCTGGGTGATGACTGCAACCGAGCTGCGCGATGCGATCCAGGAGAAGAGCCTGGGCATTGCCGCTGCTCAGAAGCTGGCCAGCGACATCAACGTGAGCGTGATGAACGTTGCCTGCAACCAGGGCACCTGCGTCGTGACCAGCACGACCACGCCGGTGGGATTCAACGACGTAGCGCTGGCAGAGGCGGTCTTCAACGAGATCGGCGTCCAGCGAGAGAACCGCCACCTGGCGCTCTCGACGCGCGACTACAACTCGATGGCCAGCAACCTCGCGAACCGCGCAGACATCAGCGCGCAGCTGTCCAGCGAGGCATGGCGCAAGGCGTACCTGGGCGAGGTGTCCTCTTTCAGCACGTGGAAACTCGACTACGCAAACCGCATCCAGGCGGCAGGTGGGGGCGGATCGATCACCATCAGCACCCTGGCATCCAGCGCGAACAACTACATCCCGGTCAGCACGCGCACGGCGACCACCGGTGAGACCTCGAACGTCGACAACCGCTACCAGCAGGTCACGGTCTCGAGCACGACCAGCGTCCTGCCGGGCGACTGCTTCACGATCGCGACCAGCCAATCGGTGCACCTGATCACAAAGCAGGCGACCGGCCAGCTGAAGACGCACCGCGTAATCTCGGTCGACAGCTCCACCACGATGACGATCAGTCCGCCGATCATCAGCGGCGCATTCGGCACCGATGCGGAGCTGCAGTATCAGAACGTGTCCATTGGCACGCGCGCATCGAACTCGGCCATTGTGTTCATCAACTACGACGCGGCTGCAATCAACCCGTTCTGGCACAAGGATGCGATCGAGCTTCGCCCCAGCACCTACGAGGTACCCAGGGACAGTGGCGCAGGCGTGATGCGCTCCACCACTGACCAGGGCATCGAGGTCGTGTGGACGAAGTTCTTCGACATGAAGACCTTCGAGACGCTGTTCCGCGCGGATGTGCGCTACGGCGTGACCAACAAGCAGCCCGAAATGACCGGCATCATGCTGTTCAGCCAGACCCCGTAAGGAGCAACCATCATGACTGCAGGCGTTGTTTACCCGCGCGGCACTGGCGTTATCTCAGTGCCTGCCTCCCAGAAGATCGGCGTGGTATCGGCCGGTACGTTCCGTATCTTCCGGCGCAACGGCTATCCGAATCTGCCGGCAACTCGCTCGCTGGTGGGCTCGTTCTCGGCGACGAGCACGATTCAAGGGACGTTCTCTACCACCATCGCAACCACCATTGAGATCGAGGCCGACGAGGCCGAGGTGCGATACGACTATGCGACGGACCCCGACGTGCGCGGCCTGGAGATTGTCTTTCAGGGTGCCCCGAGCGCCAAGACGGTTGCCGTCACGCTTACCGCGGCAGAGTTGCTGACGAAGATCATTACCGGCGTGCATACCGCCGGCGCGACGCAAGCGTACACGCTGCCCACCGGCACGCTGTTGGATGCGGCTGTCGACTTCGACATCAACGACAGCTTCGACTGGACCCTGATCAACAACTCACTGGCTGCGGCCGACACCATTACCGTTACCGCTGACACGGGTCACACCGTGGTCGGCACGATGGTGTGCCAGTCGCTGCACTCCACCACCGGGCTGATTCACGGCAACGCGCTGTCACTGCGCACCCGCAAGACCGCCGCCAACACGTTCGTGACCTACCGCTTGGGCTGAGGCATTCGGGCCGGTTGTGAGCCGGCCCGCTCTTTATGGGCTGGACCAAGCAACAATTCCTTGAAGCGGCCTACGAAGAGATAGGCCTTGCCGGCTATGTGTTCGACTTGGACCCCGAGCAGCTGCAGACGGCGGCGCGAAAGATGGATTCGATGATGGCCTCGTGGAATGCCCTAGGCATTCGCATCGGTTACCCGATTTCCAGCAACCCCGGCAACATCGATTTGACCCAGGCCACTGGCGTGCCTGACTACGCCAACGAGGCCATCTACTGCAGCCTCTCTGTCCGCTTGGCTGGCGGTCTGGGCAAGCAGCCATCCCAGGATACGCGCTCGACGGCGCACCGCGGCTATGCGGCGCTACTGACCCGTGCCGTACGTCCGCTGCCGGTGCAGCAGCCGGTGACCATGATTGCCGGCCAAGGGCACCGAGGCTATGGCCACCATGCGCACGTGTTTTTGACACCGCCGAGTGATCCGCTCACCGCCGGGCCTGACTCCCAGATCGATGACATCGAGGTGTGACCCGTGACGACGATTGACAGGCTATCGGCGCTGGATGAGTTGGCCGCCGGTGACAGCCTGGTGCTGTACTCATCGGCCAACAGCGATGCGCGGCGGGCCACGCTGACGACGCTGTTAGAGTTCCTGGCCGAGAACCAGACGAGCACAGCCCGGCCGTTCTTCAGTCAGTACTCAGCGCCCAGCGGCAACTTCACCGTTGCAATCGGCGCCACGCACGACGATGCGGACGGATCCGAGAACGTCCACCTGATCTTGACGCCCACGGGGACCATCACCACGGGCGCTATAACGCTGCCTGCCGTGGCCGGTTGCGTGGACGGGCAAGAGGTGCTGCTCAACACAACTCAGATCGTGACGAACTTCTCCGTGGCCGGGAATGGCGCTGCCGATGTGATCGGCGAGCCTTCGACGCTGGCGGCTAACGCGTTCGTGCGGTTGAAGTTCGACGAGGTGACGACCAACTGGTACCGCGTGGGCTGAGGCGATGCAGATACCACTATTGAGCGGCATCGTCACTGACGGCGATGCAGAATTCAGAACTGCGTATCCAGTAAATCTGGTTCCTTGCCCAAAGCAAACGGGAATCTCAAACGGCTATCTGCGCCCCGCAGACGGCATTCTGCCGCACGCCAGCGGCACCGGCATCGACCGCGGCGGGATCAACTGGAGCGGCTCGCACTACCGCGTACTGGGCACAAGCCTCGTTCTGATCTCGCCCGGCGGCGCTATCGGCGGATCGCTCGGTACCGTGGCCGGCGTCGACCGGGTGAAGTTCGATTACTCACCGAGCCGGCTCGCCATTGTCGGCGGCGGTAATGCCTACTACTACGATGGATCGACCTTCACGCAGGTCACAGACCCTGACCTGGGTACCGTCTTCGATGTCATCTATATCGACGGCTTCTTCATGTTCACGGACGGCGAGTTCCTCATCGTTACCGAGCTCGTAGACCCGACGCAGGTCGACCCGCTCAAGTACGGCACGGCTGAGACTGACCCGGATGCGATTCGGTCCATCCACAAGATCCGCAACGAGCCGAACGCGGTGGGCCGCTACACCATCGAGACGTATGAAAACGTCGGTGGCAGCAACTTTCCATATCAGCGCATCGAGGGCGCGCGCGTGAGCCGCGGCGCGATCGGTCGCAACTGCGCGTGCGTGTTTGGTGACGAGAATAGCGCTGACGCAGCGATTGCGTTCCTGGGTTCGGGTCTCAAGGAGCCACCATCGGTTTACCTGGGCAGCAATGCCGCCTCCCGGCGCATCGCCACGCGCGAGATTGATACCCTGTTGCAGACCTATTCGGAGGCGGAGCTGTCGACCAGTGTCGTAGAGTCCCGTTTCGATAAGGGGCACCAGCATCTGCTGATACACCTGCCTGACCGGACGATCGTCTATGACGCCGCCGCGTCCGCGGCAGCCGAAGAGCCGGTGTGGTTTACGCTCACCTCGACGCTCGGGGGGTTCGAGCCGTACCGCGGCCGGAATCTGGTGTGGGTGCACGACAAGTGGATCGTTGGCGATCCGCTCGAGGAGCGCTTGGGCGAGCTCACGCTCTCGGTGTCGTCGCACTATGGCGCTGATGTGCGCTGGGAGTTCGCCACCCTGATGGTCTACAACCAAGGCGCATCAGGCCAGGTCCATGAGCTGGAGCTGGTGGCCCTCACTGGGCGTACGGCGTTCGGTGTTGACCCCTACATCGCGACCTCATACAGCAAAGACGGGCTGTCCTGGAGTCAGGATCGTCCCATCAAGGTGGGCGCCCGCGGCGAGCGGGACAAGCGCCTTGTGTGGCGTCAGCAGGGCACGATCGGGCACTTTCGGGTTCAGCGCTTCCGCGGGGACTCGCAGTCCTTTGCCAGCTTTGCGCGCCTCGAAGCACAGATCGAGCCGCTCGCCTTCGCGACACCCTGATGCCAGATCGTAAGCCGCTACGACGAGACAAGCTCGAGTCCTTCCTCGGGGACCGGCGCTCCATCATCAAGATGGAGCAGATGATGAACAACGTCGAGGTATTGATACCCGCGCAGATGTCAGATCTGGTCCGCAAGGACACGCTGCTGGCCCGCGGGGATCTGTTTGTGCGCGGTCCGACCGATGTGCAGCGCCTGGTGCTGGGTAGCGTCGGTCAGCTGCTACGCTCAAACGGGACCGATGCGCTGTGGACGTCCATCTCCCCGACGATTAGCTTGGGGACCGACCTTACCGGGTCGCTTACACTCACCGATCTGGCGGGCGGCACGCTCAATGCCACCCTGGTCAACGATTCGGTGGGGAATTCGAAGCTGCGGGACAGCGCCGCGCTTTCGGTCATCGGTAGGTCGGCGAACAGCGCCGGGGATCCGGCTGACATCGCTGCGGCCAATGATGGCGAGGTATTGCGACGCAATGGCACTGCCGTTGGATTCGGCACGGTAGCCACGGCCGGAATTACGAACGATGCGGTGACCAACGCTAAGCTCGCGGACATGGTCCAGGACACCATCAAGGGCCGCACCTCGGGTGCTGGCACAGGTGATCCGGTGGACCTCACTGCGACCCAGGTGGCCACAATCATCTCGAGCGCGATCGCCACAGCGCTGACCCTGCCGGTGGTCGCCTCGTACACCCCGACGTTGACCAACGTCACCAACGTATCGGCCAGCACCGCCAACCTCTCGTACTACATTCGGCTGAGAGACATGGTGTTCGTCTGGGGCTTCCTGGCGGGGGACGCAACCGCCGCCGGCGCCGCGGAGATCGGCATCAGCCTTCCCGTGGCGTCAAACTTCACCGGGCCTGCGGATCTGATAGGCATTGCCTCAACGATTTCGGTGGCCGGCCAGGTCGCAGGCATCCTGGCGGACGTCACCAACGACAGGGCGCGTCTGATCTGGATCGCGGTCGACCTTGCCAACAACAACATGTTTTATCTATTCGCGTATCGGGTGATCTGATAGGCTTCCGCCTTAGCTGAGCGCCTTCACGGCACCCTACGCATCCAGCGGCGATTCCGATCGGAGTCATCCGCTTGAGTTCAGCCGAACCCCTCATTGATATCCCAGCCTTGCGCGCCCAGATGGAAGGGCACGAGCAGGTGCATTGCCCGTCCACCCATGAATTCCAGGACGGCTATTACCTCCGCCAGACCTTCATCCCAGCGGGCACGCTGGTGGTGGGCCGCAAGCACCGCAAAGACACTGTCAACATGCTGCTCTCGGGCCGCGTGGTACTGATCATGCCCAGCGGATCGACGGTTGCGCTTACGGCGCCAGAGTCTTTCATCAGCCCGGCAGGTGAGCAGAAGGTTGCGTTCACACTGACCGATATCCTATGCGCCAACATATTCCAGGCCGAAGCCACGACTGTCGAAGCAGTAGAAGATGAGGTATTCGAGCGATGAGCGGTATCGCAACCGCTGTAACAGCGGGCGTTGTGGGCGTGGCCGGCGCAGTAGCGCAGGACCGAGCAGGGTCCAGGGCCGCTAGCGCTCAGAACAGGGCGAGCCGAGACGCAATCGCCAACGAGAAGGATCAGTTCGCTCAGATCCAGCAACTGCTAGCCCCTTACGTCGAGGCGGGGGACAAATCCACTGAGGCGCAGCTAGCGCTGCTGGGTCTACTCGGGGACGGGGAGCAGCGAAAGTCCATCCTGAACGTGCAGAACGGTTTTGAGTATCAGACCCTACTCAAACAGGGGGAGGAAGCAATCCTGCAGAACGCCTCCGCTACCGGCGGGCTGCGCGGTGGCAACACACAGAAGGCTCTCAGTGAATTCCGCCCGCAGCTGCTCAATCAGCTGATCAACGAACGCTTCGGCAAGCTGGGCGACCTTGCTGGTCGGGGCCAGGCGGCCGCGGCTGGTCAGGCGAACCTTCAGGGCCAGTCCTCCGCAAACGTTAGTCAATTGCTGGGATCGATTGGACAAGCGAACGCCGGCCGTGCGATCGCGGGCGGTAATGCGATCGCTAGCGGGCTTGGCGCCGCTGGCGATGCCGTGGGTACTTTCCAGACTCTCAAGCTGCTGAAGTCATTCTAATGCCACAACCATTCGATTACAGCTTGAGCGTGCCGAATCCGGCATCGAGCCTCACGCAGGGCATCCAGAAGGGCTTGGGGCTTGCGCAGGGCCTGACACAGGTGAGGCAAGTCAAGGCCGACGCCACTGCAGCCGCACAGGCCAATGAGCGCCGCGCTGCCTTCAATGCGGACCTGTCCAAGATCTCGTCTGCACCGACTGCTGCCGGCTATGCGTCACTGTCTGCGCGATATCCGGAGTTCGGCAAGGTCCTGAAAGAGAGCTATGACGTTCTCGGCGCTGAGGAGCAAAAGCAGAACCTCTCAGACGCCTCCTCGGTCTACTCCGCGCTGTCGGCGGATGAGACTGAGTTTGCCGAAGAGCTATTGACCAAGCAGGCCGAGGCGCTGCGCAGCGGCGGGCGTGAGAAAGAAGCCAAGGCGCGCGAAGATCTGGCAAAGCTGGTGAAGCTCAGCCCGGAGACGGCGCGCACCACGGCGGGGCTGTATTTGTCGACGGTGATGGGGCCGGAGAAATTCGTCGAGGGCTTCAGCAAGCTGGAGAGCGATAGGCGCGCGCGGGATCTGGAGGGAGCGACGCTGACTGAGGCGGAAGCCAAGGCGGAGAAGGCCGCGGTAGGTGCGAAGTACGCAGAGAGCGAGGCGGTCATCGAGCTCCAGAAGAAGGGCTATGACATCGAGAAGATCAAAAACGACATCGTAGTCTCTCGGGAGAATTCGCGGCTTGCCGCCATCAATGCCGCCATCGCCAAGGAGAACAGCCAAGTACGCAGGGAGGCGCTCGAAATAAAGCGTGAGCAGTACGCCGCGCAGCGCGACGAGAAGATCCGAGAGCGGGTCGCTAACGCAGATGCAGCGCGTGGTCAGGTGGACAATTTCCTGGACACGGCCGACAGAGCCCTGAAGACATCACTGGATGTCGTTGGCAACGCCACCGGCCCGATCGACAAGCGCTTGCCTACGCTGCGCCAGTCTACAGCCGACTTCGAAGAGCTCATCAACACGCTCGGCTCTCAGGCGTTTCTTGCGCAGGTCCCAAACCTCAAGGGCATGGGGGCACTATCCAATGCCGAGGGCGAAAAGCTGCAGTCGGCTTTGCAGAACCTGTCGCTGCGGCAGAGCCCGGCGCGCCTGCTGAACAACTTGCGCGAGGCGCAGCGACTATTGCTCAAGGCTCGCGCCAACATCTCCACACGCTTTGGCGTGCCGGAGAACGTGCCGGATACGCCGAGTGCCGATCCCGAGGATCGTGAGCTGAATGCCCTGTTGGACGAGTACGGCGCCGGGGAACTCAGTGGCAACCCGTGAGCAGATAGGGCTCGCGCTGAAGCGCGCTGCTGCCGCGGGTGACCAGGAGGGGGCTCGCAGGCTGGCGGCCGCCTATCAGAAGGCCGACGGAAAGTTGTACCTGGGTGCTCTCCCGGGCATGGCTACCGATCCCTCCACCTTCCGAGCTCCGCTTGAGGAGCCCAAGCCAATCGATCCGCTGGGCGAGGCCGCCGGCGCGCTGGAGACCGGCGCGACGCTCGCCACGGGTATGACCACCGGTACCGCTGGCATGATCGGCGGCATGCTCAAGGGCATGGCTGAGCAGATCCTGCGTGGAGACTTTGGCACGCCACAGGCCTCTGACCTCATTGCCAAGAGCGCGCAGGAGGGCGCAGAGGCGCTCACGTACGCACCGCGCAGCGAGGCCGGCCAGCGCAATGTCGGCGCCATTGGCGAGGCAGCGCAGAGCCTGGCGCCATTGATTGCAGTCACGCCGGTAGAGGGTGCGCTTGCAGCGTCCAGCCTGGGCAAGGCTGTGGCACCGGCGGCCAGCGTAGCGCGCTCCAAAGTGGGCGAGGCCGCAAAGTCCGTGCGCGCGGCAATCACGCCTGACGCTCCGCCGGCATCCGGTGCCGGACCGCGTAGCGCAGGCGCTGCAGAGGCCGGCGCAGCTTTGATTCGCGAGACCAACGCGTCACAATTGCCTGTTCCAATCAAGCTGACGAGAGGGCAGAAAACACGTGAATTCTCGGATGTGCAGTTTGAGAGAGAGGCGGCGAAGAATGCCAAGGTCGGCGCCCCGCTGCGAGAGCGTTACGACACGCAGCGCGCGCAGCTCGTGCAAAACATCGACGCTTTCGTCGACGGAACAGGCGGTATTGCGCCGGATCTACGCAGCGTTGGCCTGAGCGTCGAGAAGGGACTACGCGTCAAGGCAGTCCGTGACAAGCGCCGCATCCGAACGCTGTACAAGGAGGCCGAGAAGCGCGGCGAGCTCGATGCGCCGGTGCAGCTCGATGGCCTCGTCAAGCACCTGAATGACTCCAGATCGTTGGAGGGGACGGCCAAGAACCTGCCCGCGGTACGCAAGGAGTTGCTCAGGCTCGGCGCTGCAGCCGAGGACGCAAACGGCAACCTGACTGCACAGCCCGTCTCGCTCAAGGATGGCGAGTTGCTGCGCAAGTTCGTCAACAAGGCGACCGGCAACGATAAGACGGAGCAATTTCAGGCCGTCGAAATCAAAAAAGCCTACGACGCCGACACGGCGGGAGCCGGCGGGCAGCTGTACCAGAAGGCGCGCAAGGCGTACTCCAAGTACCAGGACGATTTCCAAGGCCAGTTGACCGTCAAGAACATCCTGGGCACAAAGCGCGGCGGGAAAGACCGCCAACTCGCCTACGAGGACGTGTTGAATCGCTCTGTGCTCGCGCCATCCGCCTCGCTGGACCAGGTGGAGGGCATGTTTCGGCTGCTCGAGAAGAGCACCGCCGGTAAGCAGGCCGTGGCCGACATAAAAGCCGGCGTGCTTGAGCACCTGAAGACGCAGGCTACCAAGAATGTCGGCACCGACAGCGCCGGCAACAAGCTTTTCAGCGCCGCGGGCTTCGATAAGGCAGTCAAGCAGCTGGATTCCAGCGGCAAACTCGACTTCGTGTTCGGCAAGAAGGGCGCCGAGCAGTTGCGTACGCTCAACGAGATCTCCCAAGACGTTCTCACCGTCCCGCCCGGCACTGTGAACACCAGTAACACCGCCAGTGCGCTGGCCGCGCTCGCGGATATCACGCTCTCCGCCGGTACCGGCATCCCGGCGCCCATCGTGAGCGCAATCAAGATACTCAGGACCCAAGTGAAAGACGCGAAGCTGAAAAAGCGCCTGGATGACTCACTCCAATGAGCGAAGTGCTAAACCCGTATCCGCTTTTCTTTGCTCGCAACGGCGAGCCGCTCGATTCGGGCGATGTGTACATCGGCTCGGACGGGCAGAACCCGCAAAGCAATCCCGTCGATGTTTTCTTCGATGAGGCCATGACTGCGCCCGCCTTCCAGCCCATCAAGACTATGGGCGGGTACCCGATGAACCGCGGCACGCCGGCGCGGCTCTTTGTAGCCGCCAGCAGCTATTCCGTCCTGGTAAGAGATCGCGCGGGCGCGCTGGTGTGGTCTGCGCTGTCGGTCACCTCGATACCAGAATTCACGCAGCAGTTCATTGCGCAACTGCTCACCCCGCAGACGCTTGCAGAGGACGCCGCCAGCGTCACGCCCGTGAACTACGCGCTGCCCGAAGGCCACGTCGAGCGCTACTTGGCATGGTCCAGCTCCAGCACCGACTTCACCACCGCTTTCCAATCAGTCGCCGCAGTCGCGCGCAACAAGCCGGGCCTCACGATCACGTTCACGCATGGTCGGACCTACGCCGTATGGCCGCTGGGCACCGGCTCGACACTGTTCGATCTCAGCTCAGCGCGCGGGGTGACGGTTGAGGGCAATGATGCACTGATCAGCGCCGGCAGCGTCAGCGCATCGATTCTCGATGTCTTCGATATCAAGGGCGCGGAAGGAATCATCGTTCGCAACCTTCGCCTTACGCAGAGCTACGCGACATTGGATGCCAACAACGGCAGCCGGTTTTTCAGGATCCGTCAGGGGTCGAGTCGCATCCTGCTGGAGAATATCCAGCAGACCAATGGGCTGTACGGGATTGGAGTGTTTGGTGAACTGACCTCGGACGGGCCGCGGTCCAACTGCATCAATGCGATGAATTGCGTGTTCAGCAATGTGTTCTATCCGCAGAATTTCCAGGTCAGCGGTGACAACTACTTCGCCAGGGGAATACGCGCCATCGGCTGCGGGCGGTCGTACTTCCCGTACAACGTCCACAGTCATGACGTGGAGCTGACTTCGCAGCACGGCGGGCAATTCGACGACTGTTTGCTGAAGGTGTTCTGCGATCCGGCTCTCAGCTACAACAAGCTGGAGCACATAAAGCTCAAGTATTGGTCTGATGGCCGATTCGCCACAGCCTCGAATCAGGGCGTTGGACAGTCATTGGTGAGCTTCGATCTGCAGCAAAACACAGCCGTCTCGACGCCCGGACAGATCAACGACGTTCAGATCACGGTGACGCACGAGCCACAGGCTAGCCCGACCACGGACAGGCTCGTGATATTCCGCAAGTTCACCTCTGCCGGCACGGCGGACACTACAGCGCGCGGGCATATCATCTCCAACATCAAGATCAGCGGTAGCGTGAGGAGTTGGCAGAACGCGACCGGGCCATGCATCGATCTGTTTAACACAACCGAGGGTTTTACGTGGACAGGAGATGCCGCGCTGAACATCCTCATTGAGAACTTTTATGCCGTAAGCAGCAACGCCGCTCAGGTTGCCATCCAGATCAATGGCCAGCCCTTCGGGTCCGGCAGCGGCGTGATACTCCACAACGTCATGACAGAGATGCGGGTTGACCGCGCGAACTGGAACGAGCAAAAAGCATTTGAGGCAATCAATGTTAGCTCTGCAACTGTCGTGGCGCGCGGCGCCTACGACAGTTACACGCCGGTATGGTCAGGATCTGGAGGAGCCGCAACGCTGGGCAATGGCGCCATATTCGGTCGCTTCACTCGGCGTGGCGATCGAGTTACAGGGTACGTCCAACTCACCATTGGCAGCACCTCGTCTGCCGGCGCGGGCAACATGCAGTTCTCGCTTCCGGTGGCTTCCGCAAGCGGCGAGGGTGATCAGCTGGGATCTGCGGTGCTATTGGATACCGGCGCTCAGTTTTATGTTGGCACGAGCTACATCGCCGATGCAGCGAGCGTCGCAAACATCGTCTCGAACACGGCATTTGTGACCGGTACTGCGCCTTTCACGATCGCCAATGGCGATGTGTACCGGCTCAACTTCGACTACATCTGCGCGCCGTGACGACCAAATACAACCCGGCCGCGGAAGGTGCGGTACAGCCAGCCAGACAAGGGCATGCGCGCCAGCATGCGCAGCGCTCGCTGCGGGCTGTGCGGCAGGTAGTGGCGCTCGACAAAAATGCACGCACCAAGATGCCGGGTGAAGTAAGCGCGGATCTTCCCGCGGCTCGGGTAGTGTGTGTTGGCCATCAGGTAATCACGGTCCCTGCGGGCCACCTCGGCCGCGCTCATGCCGCGCTGGAATGCATTGCGCACGCCCAGCGCAGCCCACAGGCGCAGCCAGCCCGGCGCACGAATGATCGTGCCCAGCGGCATCCACGTATGCGGCTCGATCGGCATCAGCCGCGAGGGGAACAGGTGCAGGAATACGCCACCGGGCCGCAGCACGCGGCGCATCTCGGCCAGTGCGGCGTCGTAGTCCATGACGTGCTCGAGCACCTGGTCGCTCACCACGCAGTCGAAATGCGCATCTGGGTAGGGCAGGCGGTACGGCGTCTCGATGGTCGAGCAGTGATTCCCGGCCAGCTCGGCCGCGAAGTCGCAGCCATAGGCCTCGTAGCCCGCGGCGCGCGCCTGCCGCACCAACTCGCCGCGGCCACAGCCGAAGTCGAGCACCCGCGAGCCCTTCGCCGGCATAGCGTCGAGATCGGCGAGTACGGCGAGGTACCGGTGGAATTCGTCCATGAGGGCTCCTTCTGGGCTGGCGAGCATAGCCAGGCAGGTGCCCGATGACCACCCCCGACACCCGCCCCGCGATCACGGAAGAGCAACTGCAGCGCTTGGTGCAGTCGATAGAGCGCATGCGCTCCGAGGGAAACGTGAGCTTGACTGATCCGCGCGTGTCCCAGGTGCAGACGTGGATTCTCGGGCTGGTCGGCATGGGCTTGATCGCCGCCGGCTGCTGGGTGGCGCAGAGCATCAGCACCCTGAGCTCCACCGTCGCCGCCTCGGTGCAGCGTCTCGACCAGTACGGCACCACGCTCGAGGACCACGAGCAGCGACTCAGGGATCAGGAGCGAAAGCCATGAGCGGAGATTCGCAGTACGAGCACGAATTCCTGCCGCCCAACACCGGCTGGCAGCACCGCGGCAATGGCGGGGTGTACGCGCCGATCGATGCCAGCACCAACAGGCCGATGCCTTGGGTAGCACTGGCCTGCCTATGCGGCGGGCTGGGATTCGGTGGCCTCATCATCCTGTGCATCCTGGCGCCATGGCGCGCCCAGAGCGAACTGTCTGAGGCGCGCATGCGTGCTGAGTTCAGCGATCGATTCGCGAAGGTAGAAAAGAACGCCGCTGACGCCGCAACCGTGAGCGAGATCTGGCGAAACCGAGTGAACAAACTGGAGGCCGAGGCCAATGCCAACCGATGACGACGATGACGAAATCATCATAATCCGCCGCTCCACCGCTGTGGAGATCGTGCGCAGGATCTACCGCGAGCACATGACCAAGGTCATCGGCTATGCGACGGTGGCCGCAGGGGCGATTGCAGTTATGGATCCGGCGCTCGTGGCGGATACGCTTGGGCCAAATGCCGTACGCTGGGCTCTGGTCGTCACGGGCGTGCTGACCGCGCTGCGCGGCCACACTAACAAAACGCAGCCGGCCCCAAAGTGAAAGAGACGCTCAGGCAAAAGCAATCGCGCTTCGCTCTTGGCGTCGCCCTGCTCATCCAGGAGGCAGACAAGCGCGGCTATGCCGTGACCCTTGGCGATGCTTACCGCACGCCAGGGCAGGCCGTGGCGAACGCCCTGAGCGGCTCTGGCATCGCCAGTAGTCTCCACTGCGAACGCCTGGCTATCGACCTGAACCTGTTCAAGGACGGGCGCTACATCATTGACGGCGAGGGGCATGCGGAACTCGGGCGCTGGTGGAAGTCTCTGGCACCGGATCATCGGTGGGGCGGGGATTTTCAGAAGCGCGATTTCAATCACTACAGTCTATCAAGCGATGGCAAGCGCGCTTGATGGCCTAGCCCGTCCTGAGCCTTCTGGCGCGCCGGGTACGACACCGCACCCGGCAGTACAGATGGTCACGCCGCTGGGCGTAGAACAGCCCTCGGCACTCCACGCAGCGCCGTAATTTTGCCCCGCACTTGACGCATTTTTTGTCCGCTTCCATGGCCAGGGCTGTACGGTAATACAGCTGTAAATCCGTACTGTGTTCGGCACCGAACATAGCAACAGATATGCGTTACATTTGTTCCCGCGGTGGGGTCGTTGGACAACGATGGGGAGTACAACAGTGGGCGAACAATCACTCACCGGAGAGTCCATGGACAGCGTCGTCATACCGCCCGCCAGCGCGAGCACCAACGGTTTCATTGCATCTGACAACGATCACGGCCGCCACCACGGCGGGCATGGTCATCACGGCTACCAAGATAGGGACTGGCCAGAGCGTACCGCTGAGCGCGTAAGGGGTGAGGTATTCGATTCAGAGCGCACGCGGAACGAGGAGACGCGGGACATCCTGGCTGCGGTGGGGCGCGAGGGCGCGGCCGGATCACTCGCGACTGAGAAAAACGGTGCGGCTGGGATCTTGGCCACCAACGTTGCATCAGGCGCGATCGGAGTCGCCATCGAGCGCACGAGCGCGGCTGGGCAGCTTGCCACCAACGTGGCCGGCCAGCAGGTGCAAAATCTGGCTTTGCAGCAGTTCAACCTCTTGACGGTCCAGGCCGCGACCAACGTGGCCGCGACCAACCTGGCAATTCAGGTGGCCTCGAGTGCCGGGCTGGTGCAGGCCGTGAAGGATGCCGCCGCGGCCCAGCTGTATGCAGCGCAGAATCACGCGGCTGCATTGGCTCAGGCAGCGGCCTGCTGCTGCGAGATCAAGGAGCGAATCCGCGAGGACGGCGAGAAGACTCGAGACCTTGTGAACTCGTTCCAGGCCACGAACCTTGCGGTGCAGTTGGCAGACGCAAAGCAAGAGGTTCTTGTGCTTCGAGCTCGGCTGCCGCTCGCGGCGTGAGCTGAGTCCCGGGTACCGCTGGCCTGCAGAGGGCGGCAGGCTTTCCGGCAGTGGTCAAGGATTCCTTGACCACTGGCCCTTATTGACCGAGCACCTTGGAAATACAAGAGATCGAATACGCGGCCTCTCTCTTCTGTCGGTCCACGGCACCGTGATGGTGGTCAGGATCGTAGAATATCTCAGGCTTCAGGCCGTCTTTTTTCAGACGGCGGAGATAGCCGGCCCTCACGGCATCCATAAGCTCCTTTCGGACCGCGGCAGGTATGCGAGCACGTATGACGCGCGTCGCCTGCTTTCGGGTCTGCTCGGCATTCGGGCCAGGTATATAGCCATCTTTTACGCTCATTGCTTGTAGCCTGCAGAGGGCGGCGGTACCGCCCTAGAAATCTGCCGGCGCAGGCTGCCCAAGCTGCTCTCGCAGATAGCAGCTGCGGCAGATGATCTCTCGATGCTGGACGCGCAACTGCTGCAGCTCCCGCAGCGCCTCCACCGCCTGCTCGCAGATCCGAGGATAGTCATCCGACCGCCCAAACTGGCGGGCTACCTGTGCCTCCTGCTGCCATGCGGCGATGAGTTCGGGGAGGGTCATCTCAGCACCATCGCCTGCGTGTACAGCAGGCCCTCACTATCCATGAGAGCAGCTACGCTCACCCCGCCCAGCGGCACATGCTTGCCGACGGCCATGACGGCCTCGACGCGCTCCTGTACTCCGCGAGCATCGTAGGCCTGGACGAGGATGTAGGGCGCGCCGTTGCTCGCCATGGATTCTAGGATTGTCATTGCTTGATCCTTTCATTCGCTAGCCACCGCATGGCCAGTAGGGTTCGTGTCTCGACGCGCTTCTCGCCGCTCACGTAGTACTGCAGCATGCGGCGGGACATGCCTAGCGCTTCGGCTGCAGTGGTCTGGTTTAGGCCGGCGGCTGCGATCAGGTCTCGCAGTTCTTCAGGGGTTGCTGTTGGCAGAGGTTCTATTTTTCTCTTGATCCTAGGAGGCAAATTGTGAATTGGATTTTCGGATAGGATCGCTTGCAGCTCAGCGTCCATCGCGTCCTTTTTGCCCGAGTATGCTTGAACCTCGAATTTAACAGCGCAGGAAAACCATTCAGACCCAGAGCAGTGCTGGAGCAACCGGGTCTGGCAATTAGATGTCATCCCGACGTAAAGAAGCCTGCCCTGGGAATCGAAGGCTCGGTATACGTCGTGCGGCCTGTCTTTACTGTCTCTCAATTGCAGCCCTCCTGGATTTTCTCAATAAGCCGCTCGTAGATGGCCCGGTGCATCTGTCTCTGCCCGCCTAGCCAGTCCTGCATAGTCCGCAGACCGGTGTAGACCAGTGCCGCCGCTTGCTCCTGGGTCAGCCCAGCCGACTCGATGCGAGCGCGCAGGTCTAGGCGCTCGCGTTCTGAGATGTTCCTTGATTTCACTGCTGCGCAGCCCATGTTTTGTAGTCAGCCAAGGACTCAAATGCCATATAGCCGCCTTCGACTTCGACGATTTCAGCGGCCCAGGGCGCTGCGTCGTGGGCTGCTTCGAGGCTCTCGGCTTGGATGAACTGGCTGCGCATGAAATCTCTCCTTTGGCCGGCCCGCTGAATCGCTTACCGTGGAGAGAATGTACACGCATATGGCGGTGCACGCAAGTGGCGTATAGAATTATTTCTCTGTCACCTACTGCGGCGGGAGGGAGGAGGGAGGACTTCTCCGCGGACTGAGATAGCGTAGATTGGATTTTGCGGCTCCGCTTGGCCAGCATCGATCTTGGCCTTCAGGGCCTCTGCTGCTTGGCACAGCCTGTTGTAGCCCTCGATCGTCCCGAGCTGTGCTTCCAGCGCCTGCATCGCCAGCACAAGGCTGTAGTCGCAGGGACGGCTGATGGGCTTCGGTGGCTCGACTGGTCGGCCCGTCGGGTTCGGCCATGCGGTTACGTTGCTCACGGCGCCACCCGTGGTGCTGGCACCGCATAGAGCGGCGTCACGGTCTCGCCGAAGTCCGGCGGGCGATCCTCGGCGAAGTGCAGCTCGCGAGAGCCGTCCTCGAACTCGACGAGGTAGGCGATGGGCTGATTCTCGGTCATGGGGACACCGGGTTGCAGTTGGGACATGGGGCGCCTCGCTTGGCCTCGGTAATCGTGCGGAACGGTAGCCAGTCAGTCTTGTGGCCGCACTTGCCGCACTCGAGTATTACAATCAGCGGGTCGTCGCCATCCATGTCCGCGCACGGTGCGCAGCCGGCATCGATGACGTGCATCATGACGCGAGCCTTGCGGCGCGGGCGAGCGGGTGCGAATAGATCGGCGGTGGTCATGGGGACACCCGCAAGGTGGTGGCCCCGACGTCGAGGGTGATCGAGGTTCGCCGAACACAGCTGGTGCGGCTCCTGGCGTCGAGCATGATTACGCACATGCCCGTCTTGGTGCGCCTGAGATAGATGCCGCCGGATCTCCAGTAGGTGATTCGGTCGCCGGGCTGGAGATCGTCGCCGACCACCCGCTGGCCACTGGTGGCGGGGGAGGTCATGGCCGGCTCCCGGCGCTGGGCGGATCTGGCATCGGCATCCAGTGGCTCGGTTTGCGCCTCATTACCCAGCTGGAGTTCGCGAACTCCCAGGTCCGCAAATGCGATGCGTACCAACCTTCTCCGACTGCATCATCCTGTCGCAGGAGCAGCGGAGTGTAGCCGCGGGGCGCCGTTTCAATCGGCTGCCAGCTCATGCCCGCCTCCCCGAGAAACCTAGCCGCGCAGTGGTTGGAAATCCTCCATATTCCTGGGCCGCGTCGATCATCCGCTTGGCCCGAGCTTTCTTGCGAGGCGAATGGCTGCGCATCAATGCCAGTGCTTGGCGTGCTTTTTTCGATCTGTGCTGGATGAGCTCAATCCCGAGATCGCAGCACTCGACCGCGACGGCTTCGTAGCCGACGCCAATGTCGACGTAGTGGAATGGATCGCGCTTGCAGAAGGGGCACCTCATGGCCGGCCCCTGGAGAATCCTAGCCACAGCCTAGCCAGCCAGCTATTACTATTTCCGCAAGTCGTTGATTGTGTTGTGGGCGCGACAGGGATCGAACCTGTGACCCCTACCATGTCAAAGTTGTGCTCTGCCTGAATCTGCATATCAGCCGCCCCGCCGTGTTGGCATAGACGAAAAAATCACGCCCCCGCTACCATCGTATCTACCGCCACCGGTACCCGTCGCAAGCCACACCGCGCGGGCCCGGATGGTGGCCACGTACCGATCGCCGTCCGGCTGCATCGGGATCTCGCCCAGATACTCCATCAGCACCTCACGCGCCGCGGTGATGTCCTCGCCCTCGAGCACGCTGCGTATCTGAGACACGGCCTCGCGCCACATCCGCTCGGAGGGTAGGGCGATCACGGCGGATCGGCCGGACCGGCGCTGCGCCTCCGCAATGGCTGGCGCGGCAACCTCAGCGCTCAGCATGCCCTCACGCACCATTCGCCGCAGCTCGCCCACCTGGGGATCCTCGAGCTCGGCCTGCTGCTCACGGGCCAGCGCACGCATCTGGCGCATGGCCTCGGCAATCGAGTCAGGGTCAAGTAGCCGCGTCATCACCGGCTCGAGCACGTACTGCTCGACGGTCGTGCGCGGCACCGTCAGTGCGTTGACACAGGCATGTGGCCCGCCGTTGCGGTGCGTGCTGCAGGCGTACCGGTGCTGGCTGCCGCCCATCACGGTCATGTGCGAGCCGCACAGGGCGCACTTGAGCAGCCCGGACAGAAGGTACCGGCGCGGCGCGGCGGGCAGCGTGTTGCGGCGGAAGCGCGCCTGCGCCATGCCCCAGGTCTCGCGGTCAACCAGCGGCTCGACTTGCCGTTCAATCCACTCGGACTGCGGCCGTTCGATCCGCTTGCGCACGCCGCTCACCGGGTCTTTGACCCACTGCGAGCGGTTGTAAATCAGTCTGCCGACATAGCGATCATTCTGCAGCATCGCCCTCACGCAGCTTCCAAGCCATCGGCCATGCCGTGCGCGGCGCTCGCGGGTCCAGCTGGCACCGGGTGCAGGGATTGCGCGCGCGTTCAGGGTGGATGCGATCTGCTTGAGCGACTGGCCGGCGGTCCAGAGCTCGAATATCTCGCGAACCACATCCGCCTCACCCTCGCGGTACCCGTACGCGCGCCCGCCGGTCGGATCTCCATGCTCGGCGCGCATCACCAGGGCTGAGCGCGTGCGGTCTGCAATACCGGCCCGGAGCTCCTCGCTCATGATCCCGGACAGCCCGGCCTGCATCCGCGCGGTGCGGCTGCTGCTGTCGTAGCCATCCTGCACCCCAACCACGCGCACGCCGCGGAATGTCTGCTGCGAGATCATCGGCCCAATGTCCTGGCTGCGCGACAGGCGCGACAGGTCCATCACCAGCAGCACGTCGCCACGCTCGAGCTGCGACAGGGCAGCGCGCACCGCCGGCCGGTTGCCGATGGCAGCACCGGATATGCCCTCGTCCCGGTGCTCACCTACGACCTGCCAGCCGTGTTGCTGGGCGTACTGGCGGCACACGCGGAGCTGGTCCGCGATCGATGAATCAGCCTGACGGTCGGTGCTGTACCGGGCGTAGATGATGGCTCGCATTGCGGTCCCTGTTGTTGCTGTTCGCGGGCTCGGCGGATGGCTGCGCGCGCGAGTATACCGATCAGGCGGCAGATGGCAGGCTCGGGCTTGTTCATCGAAGCAACTCAATGCAGCGGTCCGCGTGCGCAGCGGTAAGCCCGATTTGATTGTCCGTCTGCACTAGCGGCTGGCTCGGCAGAAAGTCACTGTCGTCATCCAGGCAAACGAACTTGCCATCGAAGCCCGTATTCTCGATCCACTCAGCGATCTGGTTGCCGCGGAACCCGCCGCCGCCCGGGGTCCTGTCGATAACCGGGCAGGGGCTGCGCATGCCGGCTTTAACCAAGATCTCTCGAAGCTCCACCGCTCCCCGGCCGATGCGCCAGGTAGACGACACCACGATGTTGCAGCCACTCTCGTCCACGATGCGCTGCAGGTGCGGGATTGTGTCAGGGTCGATGCCCCATATGCTGCGCTGCTTGGCGCGTATCGCCCACTGCACGCTGTTCAGCACGCCGTCGATGTCGAGGAACAGCACCGGACGCTGACTGCAGTCCAGCGCATGCGCCGCAGCCTGGTAGTCCAGGAGCTTTGTCAGGTCTGCGATCATGGGGCGGCCTTGGCGACCACCAGCCAGTGTTCATGCCTGCGCAGAGAATCTCTCTTCGAGGGGTCCCACGTGCTTCTGCAAGCCATGAGCGGATAGGATGCACCCTGGAATCCCCAGACAGTTTCCATGCGTCCGGCGTCCATGTCGGTCAGCGTGCTGAAGATTATCAGCTGTGATTCGTGCTGAATGTAGAGCGTCGCGTAGACACTCTCGCTAGTCTCTAAAACATGGTAGTCATGGAATTTCACAACCCCTCCCTCACCAACACCGGGCACCAGCTCGGCGTGACAACCCGGCCGTCTTGACTGCGGTTGACCTGCCGAGCAGCCAGAATGACGAAACTCGCCACAACAGTCGGCTCGGCGCAGGCGCCTCCTGCCGATGAGTCGCGTTGTCGGAAGTGCCTGCAGCCCTGGCAGGACTTCCAGGCCGGTATCTCTACCGGGCCGTCGTTGAGGTGGGCGCGGTGGGGGCTCATGTGCACGCCCTTTTATTCCACTGCTCGATAACAAAATGCACGTCGGGCACGCCATTTATTTCGCCACTCCAATGGCCAAAATCTACCTGCCCACCGCATTCAACCGTGTC